GTTTTATATTCGTCTTTTGCGTAGAAAGTAATTAAATCTACTACTGCTAGTTTAAGATCTAATGGAGTATCTTCATACCCCGCAGTATAAGTAACTTTTACAGAGTTTGGCCCTTCCGGCCAATCTTTGTAAGTATTTGAGTTTGTTCTAATTAGACTGTCTGTTTTATCATCTAAAAAGTATCGAGTAGATTCAAGTGCGGTATAGTCTCCTCCAAAATTTTCTCTAATTTCTACCGAAGAAATATTTAGAATGGGACTTTCTGTTAGTTGAATTAAATGAGTGCCATAATCTAAAGTAAAATACTCTACTTTGGGAGTTGTGTAGTAATCTACAATACTATTTGCACAGTAAGTTTTTACTAATTGACTTATTGAAGGCACTAACAGTTCAAGCTTGTCATCGTCTTTAGTCGACGAAATGCCTTGATAAGTTTTATAATCGTCTAATGTAATTAAATCTGCCATATAAGTAAATTAGTAAAAACTTGGGGAGGCGAACCTCCCCAGTTTATTTAGCTAGCTATTAGTTAGCGTTGTTGTATCCAACGTAGACAGCTGCTGACTTGTTTGCAGCTCCGTCAAAGAGCTCATCGAAGCCAAGGTGCTGTGAAGCAACAAGGATACGACGCTGAGCCGCTACTTCGTAGTCTTGCTCAACGGTTACGCCGCGAAGACGTGGCATTACAAAGTTGCTTGGGTTGATACAGAATGCACCACCAAAGCCGTCTTCTACATCTGCAGTAAAGTTATCAGAAACAACTACTGGAGAGCCGAAGACCATACCAACTTGACCCGCGAGACGTAGAGCCATATCCGAACCTACCTCATCAACAGTTGCAAATTCACCGTCATTTAGGAGGTCAAAGTAGTGTGCCTGACTTACAACATAAACAAGCTCACTTGGGTTAAGACCGTAAACGCCCATTGCAACGCGTGCTTTGTTCAACATTGCAGCTCTGAAAGTTGGGAAGTCAGCGGCAGTTGCTGCACCCCAAGTAACGCCAGAGTCTGTAGCCAGACCGTTAGTACCGTCGGTGCCACCTAGACCAGTGATCTTGCTGCCGTTACCCTGAAGGATTGCCTTATCTACTGCGCGAGCGTGAGCACGTGCAATTGATTGAGTAAGCATAGGCATGATGTTGATAAGAACCTTCTCGTCGATATAATTATCGAGGAAAGAAGTTGAGATCAAACGATCAACTTCAAGAGTCTTCTGGTTTACAGCATAAGTGTTGCTAGAGTAAGAATCGTTTGCAGTTCGGTTAGTTACACCGTCGCCCGTACCATTGTCAAGACCGTCCAAGCCAGTTCGAGCAGCGTTAGACCACTTAGCAAAGCTAGTGTCTGACTGCAGAGGAATTACTGTAGACTGTGACTCAACAGGCATTTCACGGAAGAGGCTAGCAAGACGAAGCTCGAGCTGAATTTCTTCCTCAATACCTTGAGATACTACGTTATCAATACCGAGAGAAGAACCAGCAGTGTAAGAAACACCTGCCTTCTCGAGGATTGACTGACCGTAGTCAGTGTTCCAGCCCTTACCAGTGATAACACCAGCGAGGTGGCCTTGAACCAACTCTTTCTTGTGAGCTTGTAGACGCTCAGACTCTGAACGACCGTCAGCGAATACACGCTTAGACTCACGCATTTTAGTCAACTCTTCTTCCTTCTCAGCAAGTTGAGCACCAAACTGCTTCATTACTTCGTCCATCTTAGCATCTTTCTCAGCGAGCTTAGCTTCGACGTCTGCCATCAAACGCTCAGCGCCTGACTCGATACCAGTTTTAATTACAGTTTCCACTTCTGCCTGCTTAGCGGCTTCAGCTTGTGCTGCTTCTGCAACTGCCTTAGCTTCTGCTTCAGCGGCTGCTTTTTCTTCGGCCTGCTTCATTGCGATTTTTGCGGCAGTCTCATCTGCTACGCGCTTCGCGAATGCTTCGAGGTCGATTTCGGGAGTTTGTACTTCCGACATATTGATCTCCTTTTGAACCGTTTCTTCGGTTTCATCCGGTGTGTCACTAGCTATTAATGAATCTTCATCCTTAGCCAGAGACTGACCGGCTAGATCTACACTATTTTTGAAAGTTTTTTTGAATTCATTATACTCTTCTATAGAGTTAAATGACTTCGCGAGCGAAAAAGTAGCTGCTTGGTTACAAGGTACCGATACTACTGATACTTCAAACAACTCAGCGTCCTTAATCTTTAATCCGTCGGTTTCCGTAAGGTAATCAGCATCCTTGACTCGGAAGCCGACAGAAAAAGCTCCAAGGATACCTTCTTTAACAAGCTGTGCCACATGATCGGGCGCAGATTTAGAAATTTTAGCCTTGAGTTCGAGACCGTTATCAGTGACTTTAAGTCCTGTAGCGCGTCCGATTGGCTTATTGTAATCGTGATTGAAAAGAATGATAGGATTCTTTTCGAAGTTGTTAAGACCACCTTTTGTCCAAGCAGTTGCGTCAATAGTATCACCAGCACGGTCAAAGTCACTTGTGCTAGCCATTCCGCAAATGTGAACGCCTCCGTCATCTTCGTCGAGGGCTTTAAAGGTAGACGTTAAATTGAAAATCTTTTCCATTACGACTCCTTCTTAACAGGTGCTGCTTTTGGCTTTGGTGCCGGAGCAGGCTTTGCCGGAGCTGTTTTTGGCTTAGGTGCCGGTGCCGGCTTGGGAGCAGAAGCAGGCTTATGGGCTTCTGCTGCATGCTTATAAACGTGAGGGTGGTATGATAGCATCATGCCGACCAACTTCGCCCAGCGATTATCAAAATCTTGACGCAATTCTCGTTGAAGAATTGGATTGTGGTCTACAATTTTTAAGTATTCCTGATGAGTAATATCAGGTTTAATATTATATTGAATTACTTGAGAGGCAAGTCTGTTTACCATCTCCATTTTAACTCTACGTCTAATCATTATTTTCTTCCTCTACGGGTCTACCGCCTTCGGCTGGGTTGGCTGCGCTACCTGCAATATTTGCTGGGACTCGTATATCTTCACAACCCGCCATTTCGTCAAAGTTCATTGCTACTCGAGCTTCGTTTGCTGTTAATATTCCAGAGTTTACGAGAGTAGAATAGTAAGCTGCTTGATCTCGTAATTCAGGCTGAAGTGCTGGAATATCGGTAACATCTTCAATAATTGTAAACCCAAAATATCTTTCGTATGCCTTTGAAATCTTTTCAATAATTGGCATAATTGTTTCTAAGTAGTAAAGTCGCATATTGGGACGAATATTTGCATTGTTCCCTGAGTCTAATAAAATTGGGGGAACGCCCAGCGCCTTTAATATAATTTTTTCGTTTTCTGCTATTGCTGCTTGAAAATCTAACTCTTTAAAGTTTACATCAGAGACAGAATCTATTTCTAGTCCACCGTCTAATACTAGAGGTCTACGGCCTCCGCTTTCTGGACTATAACGAGCACTCCAAGCTTGAATCATTCTCTCTTTAATTTTCTCTGAGAGGGTATTTGGTGATTTAAGAACAAGACCTGGAACAGCACCATTTTTAAAGAAATTATCTTGAAAATCTCGCATTCTCTTCATCAAAACCATTGTTCGAAGAGCGGGCTTGAGTCTAGAAACTCCTCTATAAATAGAGTAAAAAGAGTTTTCTTTAATATGAATAATTTCTGAGGGCTTAAAAACAGTTCCACCGTCAAAAGTGTAACTCTCAATATAAGTAGTTCCACTTGCAGTTATAGTCATTTTATTTGCTGGCAAGTGGTATAAGTGCACGCCATCAAAATAAATAAAGATATTTCCGTCAATAATGTAGTCTGTAATTAGATTTCTACGAAAGGAAGAAATATCTTGAAAAGGGTTTGGCTCTGTATTTAATAAAAGGTCGATTCTACTACCTTTTATTCCTTTAACGACGGGCATTCCTTTTGTTTGGCCCATTACTTTAAAGTTTACTTCAGAGCAGTCATCGACAACTATATTTACACCACGATTTACAATCTCTAAATCTTCGTAAGCTCTTTCGTAGCTGATAGTTTGCTCACGAGAAGGCTCCGTAGTATTTCTGTAGTAGGGCTGTATAGGGTTGAGTTTTTCTTCCTCAGCCTCCATATCTTTTCTACCAATTAGTCTGTCATACCATGCCATGCTTATCTCTTTGAATTTCTACCCAGCGCATTTGCTTTTTTGCAGTGCCTAAGCCTGGATTTCTGCCATATAGACGATGTAGTTCCATATGGTGTGAATGACAAAGAGTTACTGTTTCATCGTATAACTCTGTCCAATTTTCTTCTATAAACTCATCTCGCCAAATTACTATATATTCATCAGTATAGTGCTCTGGCCTTTCTCGTTGTTTTTTCTTCAACCACTCTCTAAGTAATGGGGCTAAAGTGTAAAAATGATGAAAATCGAGTTCCTTTGAGACACCGCAAATGTGACATTGGGCACCCTTATTATACTTTGATTTAGCTCGATCTCTAATATATTTTACCGGATCTCTTTTGAGCTTTTTCATTTTGAATTATAGCCTCTGTTAGATAAATTGTCAAACACTATTTTTCTTTGGTATCTCTAGAACCCGGTCTGAGTTGTTTCAAATGAATATAGTGCGTATCTAAGAGCATCTGCCATGTGCGATGCTCTATTATGTTTGGGTTTTTCTTTTGCTAGATTTGGATTAGGATCCCACTGGTATTGATCTAAACAAGATAATACTTCTGAGCATTTTTGGTCTACTAATAAAGTATCATTATCTACAATCCCTGCAACTTGTGCGATACCATCAAGTACAGACTTTTTGGCATTGATAGTAGATATATCATAATTTTGTGCAAAGTCAAATCGAGTTTGTTGTGCTGCAGAATCAATGTAAATATAATCAATATTCCATTTTTGAATCAAGTTTCGTATAACAGTAGCATGTTGTTCAGTGGTTTTTTCAGCATCTAAGTATTCATCTAAAACATAGTATTTTTGCTCATCCCAATCATAAGCTATCACGCATACAGCAGTTGGATCACGATACCCGACATCGAGACCAGCAAAAACATCCATGCGGCGAGTATCGAGCTCTTCATTATTAGTGACGCACTCTTCATGATTGAAGTTCCATATTTGACCTTCATACGTATTAAAATCCGCTTCGTATTCTTGACGAAACTCAGCGTCTGACATTGACTTACGAGCTTCACTAATATCCATCTCAGACATGCGGGGATTATCTTTATAAGTCGCTCTAATTGAACACCATTCTGGGAATTCATCGTTGAAGCCTCTATCGAAGAATTCTGCAAACCAGTTGTTCCTGCCTCGAGGAGTCGAGATAAAAATAGCTTTGGAGTTATCTTTATCTAGAGTGGGACGTAGTGCGACATTAAATGCATCTTTACCGTCTGCTAACGCTGCCTCGTCGAATATGATTAAATCATAACTACGGCCCACGCAGGAATCAACTTGGTTAACAGAACCCATTCGAACTGTTGAGCCATTACTCAATTCAATTACTTTATCTTTTGCATTATCTTTTGTTACTTCCAAGTCAAAATGTTTAATTAGATTTCTTTGTAAATCGAAAGAAATCTGAGACAAGGAGTAGTTAGGTGACATTATAAGAATGTTAGAACCGGGCACTAGTGATACGAGTTGCCCTATGATGTTGGCGATGTATGTTTTGCCTTGACGCCTTGAAACGGCGGCACAGACAAAGCGATACTTCGGATTATTGATCGCATTTATAATTGCTTTTTGCGAAGGAAGAGCTTCAACCCCCAGTAACTCTAAGTATTCGTTTACTGGTAGTTTTAGAAACCTTGTCTCAGATTGTAAATCAAAAATCTCGTCAGGAGTTATATCTCTCCGACTAATTTGTACTGCCATAAATTACTCACATACTTCAGAGTTTTCTGAAATTATAGTCCGTATTCTGCATTGCTCTCGCTCTACTAACTGTAAACGATCTTGCTCTGCTTTTGTTAGTTCTCGTTCCTTCATCTCATCTCGATAATATTTTGCAATTTGTGCATACCGAGTAGACTCTGACATGAGTAACCGATTATTTAAAGTTGTTTTCTCAACTTTCATCTCATGATTCTCAATGTAGATAGAGTTGAAAAATAAATAAACACCAAAGGCGGCAGTGATTATACTGATAACCAAACTAATAAACTTGCCACCTACTTCTATTTGCATTAGTCGTCCTGCTTGTGACTTGCTCCAAAATAGAAGCTAATTACTGCACTCACCATACCGCCTAGGTATCCTAGAACGAGGTTGATTACAGCTTCACTGTTTGCGTCAGGCGGTTGTATAGTTACTAAAAATACATAACCTGCAAAAGCTGCTACAGTGCCGAGTGCGATTGCTCGCGCGGTCCAGTCTTTACTATTACGTTTACGAGCGTCTTGAATATCGGCAGTCTCAAGAGCAAAGATGTCAACATCTAACTCTTTCATGCGAGCTTCAAAGTTTAGCTCTGCTTTTTTAATTTCTGTCAATTGCTCTGGAGTTGCTTGAGCTATTGCTTTTTCCAAGGCACGAGGGTCTTGGCTGTTTACTCCTAGCACTTGTGCAATTGCTGAGGCGGCAGTTCCTGCAAGAGGCCCGCCGAGTGCTGTAGCGATTGTAGGAGCTACGCTGCCTACTAAATTTGCGATTTTATCAAACTTCATATTTTAAGCTTCGCTCGTAGTAGCTTTATGGCTACATCTTGCGGGAAGTAGAACCACCAAAACTTCTTGTGTCCAAGCTTTGCCATTTCTTCCCAGGGTACAAACTTTTTAGTCCAGTTGTCTGCCCACATATTCTCAAATCGTAGAACGGCGTGGCCTCCGCCGGTGTGTGTAATTACTCTACGAATTTGTGCTTTACCGGAAAGAAGATACCACCAAAACTTCCACATAGATTTCCCGCTAATTAAATATAGTAATGTAAGAGCATAGTCTTCGCAGTCTCCTACGTAAGGATGCTCTTTCATAATTTTCCAATGCTCTTTTCTAGCATACTGATCGAGGTCGTATTTATACGCCCAAGTGGAGTTGAGTTCTTCTACTTCTTTCTCAAACATCACCATTTTACCTTATCGGCCCAGTAAGCTGCCGACATTTTTCCTTTTGCGATATTCTTCGCGTGGCGCGCTTTAAAGCTGCGACGCTTTGCTTTCATTGCTGCACTCTCACCAGCCTTTGGCTTGCCTGCAGTCTTAGCTCCTTTTTGCCCAAACCGAATCGTTTTGATTTTGTCACCTACCTTTGCTACGACAATATGGGACTTCTTTGGGTGGTTAGGAGTACGACGAGGTTTGTTATACCCTTTTACCCTTGCTCGAGCTAATCGAGGATCACGCTTTTTACCTTTTCTTTTTGCGGGCACTTGACTTTCTCTTCTTCCGAGCATATGTAGATACATTTGTCGGCTTACCGCCTGGATTACCTGCGGCTCTTTTACGTCGTATTGCTGAACGCTTTTGTGCTTTGGTCATTCTTGCTGCTTTGGAGGCTGGAACACACTTTGGGTACTTACCTTTCTTTGAAGTCTTACGACCGCAGGCTTCATAACCCCCGCCTTTTTTTGGGCGGGAGATATCTACCCACTTTTCCTTGAACCACTTAGTGAGTCCACCTTGGGGCTTAGCCATTATAGCTTACCTGCGCCCCACTTACCCCATGCCCACCAAGCTACCATTCCTACTACAACTCCGATTACAAATTCCATATTATTTCCCCATGCGGTAACTACCGCCTCTGGCTTTGTAAGTTTTTACTAGCCACCCATTTGCGTAAGCTGAAGGATAAACTTTAAATTTGCGTTTGGCTTCAGCTTTTACTCGTGCATACAATTTTTTGTTTGTAGGCACAGGCTTCTTACGGCGAGCCTTACCTTTTCTTTTTGCCGGCACGTTTACGAGTCTTACTGTTGGTTCCACAAGGCTTACCGTTGTGATATTTTACTAAATCCATTAGTCTTCCCATTCACTTTCGTGATCTGACGAATCATCGTCGGTTTCTTCACCTGCAATCGCCTCCTTCATGGTTGTGTAGGAGCGCAAAGTTTCTAAAGGATCCATAGCTTTGTTTTGTCCACCAAGCCATTCTTCCATAGTAATTCGGGTTTTTACTCCATTATCGTCAACTTTATAAAAGCGACCGTATCTTTTTAAGTATCGCATACTTATCTCACCAGTAATGTAATAATTACTCCTGCAAGGAAAACAATTATGCTTCCGCTCGCGGTTATAATACGATTTTCGACTTTTTTCAAAACGTCTTCAATATCTTGAAGCCGATTAAAAGTAGTTTTCCATCGCTCTTCGCACTGCGCTTCGTGCTGTGCCATTTCAACTTCGATCTCTCGCACACGGTAGTCCATAGTATCGACTCGGTCTGCCGCATCAAGCATTCGTTTTGTCGGGTCAGTCTTTTCCATTGAGTAACTTTTCCATGAGCTTACCATAGTTACCTTGGCCAAAAGGCAGAGCCGCATCGTTTATCTGAACATTTGTTTGATTACGAATATTGGTGCTTTCTGCTTTCACAAGTTCGGCTTGGGCTTTAATTTCATCCATCCGCATTTTGTGTGCCATTGAGAGTAAATCTGCAAGATCCTTTGAAGAATATACGCCAGTCTCTTGGGCTTCTTCTAATTTGCTAGCTATCATCTCATCGAGAACTGTGGCAATATTATTCTTATTGCGATAGCCCATATCTAAATAAACCGTGTCAATATACTTCTTGACTTCCCTTTTGTTGAGTATATCAACAACCTTATTTTCAGCTACACCCATGAAATCACAGACAGCACGAATATTGCCGTACTGCAAATAACAGTTGGCAACTTCTAACCCTTCTGGGGATATGGTAGTTACTTCTTTAGCCATAGACCAATTCTACATGAGGAGGTCTAAAATGTCAAGAACTTTTTTTGGTAGGTTACGCTAGAATGCTACTCGCCAGTCTATTCCAATACTGTCATTATGAATAACAACCGCAGTTCTTCCTAGCGTTGCTCCTAAAAGGTATGGATTTACTTTGTCTTCCGGGAGAGACCCCACTCCCCAGTATAAAATTCCCATAGCTGCAAGATTAATTGCAATTGATTTATCTTTATGCGGAGTGCTCCCATACAGAACATTAGCTTCTCTATAACAATTACAAGGGTCGGCCAAAGCTACTCTTGTTTGTCGGTGGTCAATATAAGCTACAGTTCCGTAAGTAAGAAACAAAGCTTTTTCTTTGTTTGACCAGTCGTTAAAATGACGAAACTCTGCTTCTACAGACCCACTAAGAATCAGAAAGGGGATTATCAAGAGCTTTTTGAAGTGTTTCGCGAAGATCTTCATCAAGTTTATCCATATCCGCTTCTATGCGGTTCTCAAGATTTCGCATAGTATCACGAACATCTTTTTCAGTTTCACGAGTAAGAGTTGAAACTTCTCGTAACCTTTCGTCTATGTCATCTTGAATATCTTTAACACGAGCAGATGTTGAATCAGTTACTCGCTCTATTCTAGTAATATCATCGCGTAGAGAGGTTTTAATGTCTCTGGTATATTCTATCGCTTCGTCCAGCTTTATTTCAATTTCATTGTTTCGTGCTTCTATTGCGCCTACATCAATATTCTCTACGATCTCTTTCATATCCATGTAGTCTTTATAAAACTCAAAGCCGCCCCACAATCCTCCTCCGAGTGTAGAGAGTGCGGTAAGAACGACCATCATTTTGCCGCCCTTGAAAGTCATACCTGCAAACTCAATCTCCGCCATCGTCATTCTCAAACTGAAGTGCTCGTAAGTTTGCGAGTTCTGCCTTCAGTCTTTGTACTTCGAGTCGCTCTCTTTCAAGTGCGAGCTGGTACAGTGTATTACAGTTTATACGCTCTTGAGGTCCGTCAAGAGGTATTGTGATTCTTGCGTAAACGCCTACGTTTCGGTTATAGTCGTTAAAAGATTGCTGACCTACGATATCGTATCCTGGTTGGTCAAGTAATCCTACGACGCCGAACTCCAGATTTGTTGAGGACCCTATTGCATTTGAACAGTCTTTATCGCCTATACGAAATCTATCTGATTGGTAAGATGACGGAGACTGCGGTAGTGCAAGGTTCACAGATTGTGCCCATGCAATACTCGGAAATAACAATAGAAGTAATAGTCTCATTTAATCTTTGAACAAACCTTTGATGCTACAAGAGATCTTTGCGCAGAGCCACGCTTGAGCTTTGACTGTGTGCAGATATATGTAGCCTTGTTCTGGTCTTCTTCACGCACAAATATTTCAATGTGCGCTCTGCCCAGATAGTCAACTTTTTTCAAGTCTCCTCCAGTTGCAATAAAACTTACTGGTTGCATATCCGCATCAAAGACCTCTACTTTATAAAAGCTAACATCTTGACGAGCATTCCAGAGTACAACATGAGTGCTCATTACTCCCGGTATATACGAAGGAGTAAGTTTTGGGTATGTAGGTGTAAGCTCGTGGGCCATTGCTGACCCACTTGCAAGTAGTAAAAGTAGTAGCGCTCTCATTAGAGAGGAATACACTCTGCCAAAATAACTGCTGTATAATTACCAGCAGGCAAAGACTTTGCAAAACCATAGTCCGCAGTTGAAGAAATCTTAAACCACGTGCTTCCAGCAACGCTCATGTTGTACTCATGAGTGTTATTGTAAGTTACTTTGTTTGCGTCATAATCTGACATAAGTGTGTCAGATACTTCCGATACGTTTACGTCTCCGACCCAGTTTACTACATCGCTCAATGCTGGCGCTGAAGAAAACTCTACTGGATACGAGATTACAGCTTTGTAGAAGTCTGCTGCAATTACATCATATCGAATAACTGGCTCAACACCGCCGTTCTGTGGGTCAGTAGTAAGCATATTTGGACTTGGGTTTCCGAAGACTCCCGATGTATCAGTCATAACAATACATTTAGAATCTACAGTACCATTAATCTCTGTCTGTGCCAGCGCCCCAGTGGCCGCTAACGAAGCTACTGCGGTTGCGAGTAGTTTTTTCATTAGTCTCTCCCCCTTACATAAATAGTAAGGCTATGATAAAACCTACGTTAAGTCCAAGAGAACAACACAATAAAAAGTCCTGTTTGAACGAGTAGGGAATCATTTCTATAATTTTATCTTTCATATTGCAAGTTTACCATTTCTTCGTGAAGAAGCTGTTGAGCATAGTTCACTCTACGTCCTTGTATATTATCTTGAATCTCGCCGCCGTTTAGCTTTATAGTTTCAAGATATTCACCCCCATCCAGAGGGTTGTAATAAATAACAGGAAGCACTTTGTAAAGCTTTGCAAGTTTTGCTGCTTCTAGTGCGTCATCTGCCAGCTTTGGATTCGTTCCATCTCCAAGAACTTTTTCAATAGCACTTTCAATAGTGCTTTCTCTTTGTCTTCGACGGCGATCTTCTTCTTCTTGTTCTTGGTCTATTTTTGCTTGCTGCTGCATTTGTTGCATAACAAACTCATCATTTAGTGGATCAACAAAGGGTATTTCCGGGACTTCCACTTCTTCTTCATAGCCCGGACAACTCGGATCACTTTGCGGATCAAAACAAGTATCATATTTATAAGTATAAATTACGCTTGCATCTTCTACAGAACCAACACCTGTCCAAGTAA